GCATCATAAACTTTGTTGGTGCCACACCATTTATCGGGAGGTATCTGCCCAGCTTCATCCTCTATAAAGTAGTCATCCATCACTATGACATCGGAACCTCTAACATTCTCAAAGTCAGAAGAAGCAGTCTCCAGGGAATGGCCACCATCAAGATAAGCAAAGTCTACCTTATGGTATTTCATAATCTTTCTTGTATCACCCTTATGAAGTCTATAGTCGAATCTAGGGTGCAACTCTTTGAGGCGATCAAGCTTCTTGCTTACCACCTCCATAGGTACATTAGGCTTGGCATTAAACTCTAGAGTATTTAACTCTTTGTTCCCCTCCTCAAATAGATCATAGCCTTCATAACGTATATCAAGTGGACTAGCTTGAAGCGCAGCAAGGCACATCTGTATAGCTCTATCACCATTCCATGTGCCAGTCTCCAGCAAAGTTTGAGGCTTATAAAAACCAATCATCTCCACTATGTGATTATATCTTATAGGTGCATGACCTTCTTTCTCTGGTCCCTTGAAGTGATGCAGATATTTTGCTAAGGGACTACTATTGAAAGCTTGAAGATCATCACAATCAGGTGTTAAGTTATGTGTTCTAAGCCCATGAAGTTGGTGCATTCTTAAGAGACGCTCAAAAGCAAACCCATCATGCCACTCTCTATAACCAAAGAGTTCTCCCGAAAGATACAAACCTCTAAAATCTTCAAGAAATACATGGGAAGGAATCTTATCCATATTAAAGGCTAGAAAGCTAGACTCGCAATAATCAATAGCCTTGCGCCCTAAATAAACTATGTCGCAATCTTCATCGAGCCAGCTTTTTATTTCTTTTAGGGGCAGCTTTTTCTTTGATACTGTATCGGCATCTAGCCAGAACAACCACTTCTGTTTAGACTTATTTACTCTGAGTTCTTCCGCCATTCCCGTAAGAGCAAAGACCTTATGGCAAAACTTAATAGCATCTAGACGGTAGTTATAAGGAGAGCCACCATTCTTATCTTTATATCTCTCCTTAAATTTAAGCATGTCCTCCTGATTAAGTTTCCTGTAAGTAATGTTAGTAGCTATTGGGGCATCTGCAGGAAGATCACCATCATGATAAAAAGCATACAACTTTACACTCTTCGGCCAAAACTTTTTGAAGCTTTCCATAAATCTTTTGGAATACTTATCCCAAGAATTAACATGAAAACTGGTAACTAAAATCATTCGCTATTCTCCATATGGTTTAGTTCACTTTTCCATAGATGCCCATACTCACATTTTGCATACTGAGGAAACCAAGGACCGCCTTCGGTATAGTGTATTGCTTTAGGAATCTCATCAGTTCCCGATATCCAGTTCCACCCCTCAGGAACAGAACCTATTTGATCATCAGATAACCATTGATATTGATGTAGCCAAGCTCCATCTCTAGAATTAACTTGATCGACAGAAGGAAAATGTTTTTCAGTATTCCACAAGCAAAGACTAGACCATAATTTTTTGTCGTAGCTTGTTTGTTTCATACCATCCATCTTTACATTATTAGCTATGTGATATTCAAACTTTCTACACATAACAGAGTAATCATCTTTAACAAGCTTAAATAAATTAGCGACATCCTCCTGAAAAAGAAAGTCACAATCAATAAACAAAGCCCATTGATATCCCTTTTTTTTGGCAATGTGTGGTGTTAGGAAACGTGTATGTGAGAAAGCGGTAGAGAAAGGTCTGCCGTCAATACAATCAACAGTCTGCCCTGAACCAGCAGTAAGCCAAGGTCTCCAAAAAAGACCCTGATCTCTTAGTTCTTTGTGCTTAAGAGGATATATCTCAACAGGAAGTGTGCTTCTCCTGTATATTGAATGCCGACATACCTGATAGGCTATATCTTCACGAGAATCATAGCCAACACAGACCAGCAGTTTGTTCATAGATAACTCCCAGAAATTTCTTAGACATGCTTAACATCATTACCTTAAGGCACAATATATAAGCAATCTTCAGGAGTCAACTACTATTGTTGAGCTTTCAATATATCTATAAGTTTGTTTGCATGATAAAACTCGGCTCTTCTATATCTAGGCATAGTCTTCATTTGAGCAGCCCCAGGATTTCTTTCAGCCAATAAACGTCTGCCAATAAGCTTATTACTTATTGGTGGTAAACCTTCTCTTCCTGCTTTTCGATTGTAATTTCTTAAGATTTGCAGATATTCTTCTTTATATCTACGTCGATCTTCAGGGTCCGATGCTGTGCTAGCATTACGCATCAAGTCCATAATTCTATCTAGTATTATTGCTCTACGTTTTTGTCCTAGATTTCTATCCTGTATAGCATAAGCAAGACGATCTCTTTCTAATGCGGCTTTGGTTGGATAAAAACCTACAATCTTAGTCCAATAATCTCCTAGTGACATATCTTCGGGAGCAAGCAGAATTTTTCCCGAGCGCGTTCTTATTCCTCTTTCTGTTGCATCCATAAAGCCAAACATATCTCTTATACCTCCAATAGGTACAATGCCTCTAGCAATCATAGCGGGATCACCACGCTCCACACCATCTACAATATATTTAAAGGAGCTTTCAAGCATACCTAGAGCAGGACCAAAAGCTGCACCTACATTTCCTTCAAGATAACCAGAGTCAGCTATAGTACCCATGCCTACACGATTCTTTCCTTCAAATCCCATGTAAGTAAATAAGGCACCACTTGTAATAAGGTTGGTTGCTTCTGCTCCCCAACCTAAATCATCATGCAGCAGTTTTCGCATACCTCTTTCTAAATCAAGATCACTAAACAATAGCAGGAGACGTCTTATATTTTCCATGAAGGGTAAACCAAATGATCCAGCTAAACCTATCATTGCTACAGTCATCAAAACAGCCATTTGAATACCTATAGCTCTTTCGGCTGCACTCTTGCCTCGGATTACCCGTCTTATATTTTTGAAATACATCTCAAGATATTGCAAGGGGAAGGACATAAACTGTGTAGCGATGGGCATGAGAGCGCCAAGTTTACCTTCATTACCTAGATAGAATAGTTGTGGTCTATTAAATTTACCCATCATAAATTGGGTTTCAACAACGCCTATGCGCGCTGCATTAGTCCAGCCTTCTTGATTGTTTTCCAATCTAACATCAGTGTCTAGACCAGAATCTTTAAGGTAACTTTGTTCCTTAGCAATATTAATATTGTTACGAACTTGTTCTCCAAAGGTGGGGTGTTTAGCCGCTCTATATACAACAAGCGCTGTCGTAGCTCTATTAACAAATTCGGTGTAAGCAAACATATAAGAAGAAACATTAGCAAGACCATTAATTACAGTACCCAAAATAGCACGGTTCTTACCTTCTCTCATAAGCGCTTTATAATCTTGTGATTCGCTTAAGTCTTCCATATTGACAGGAGCATTTGTACCTTCTCTTATCAATTGTTTCATCATTGACCAAATGCCTTCATCCTCAAGATAAGAAGGTTTCTTGCCCTCAAGCTTCATATTATAGGCGCTTGCTACTCGACCTAGGCCACTTCTTAAAGCTAAAAGATGAGCATCTTTATAAGCTTTTGCCATCATGGCAGTGTTCTGAGCTATTCTAATAGGGTCAACTACACCAAATCTTCCTGGGTTCATAGCACATAACCACGGCCATAAAGCTTGAGGTATTTGGAAATTATTAAGTATGGCTGAAGACATGCGCCCACCAATAGCCATATGAAAGACTATGCTTCTTACGGCAGCGCCTTTATTTACAGGATCATTGACAAAGTTTACATATGTGTTGGTATATTTTATGGTGGCCTCTAAAGTTTTCACCTCATCATCATTTTCATTCTTAAACGCTTCAGTCTTAAGTATGTTTAAGTTTGTTACTTCCTCCTGAATGAGAGGATCATACATTACTTTACCTAGTTGGTAACTCATTGAATGAAGTTGTTTTTTAGCTACTGCATTAGCATATCCTGAAACATTTGGCTTCCAATGACCTGTTATATTTTGTGGCTGTCTAGTTTCATTTATACCTTTGAGAGATTTTTGTTCCGCTAACTCTCTAATTTTAGCTATGGCACCTCTCGATACATCATTTTCTGGAACACCATACTCATTCAGATAAATTTCCATAAGATTTAAACTGGAAATAACTACAAAGTCTGCATCTCCTCTAGCCTCACTAACAGCCTGATTCAATGCCTGATCTATGCTAAACTCTTGACGCTCAACTTTAAAGCCAGGACCAAAGATTTCTTCAAGTTCCCTCACTCTTTCCCTTTGAACTTTAGTGAAGGTTTTTCCACGTTCAGCAGTTCTTTTGCTATCTACTTCCATATGTTGAACAGGACCAAGCTTAACTACACCATCCTCAGTAATTTTTTCTCTTACTGTTATTGAATGAGTACCATTTCTCATACGAGGCATATAATATGGATTAGATTGTAGAGTTTGAATCGATGCTAACGCATAGTTAAGCAAGTTTAATTTTTTAGTTTCTTCCTTATGTCTTGCTGGATCATCTACTGCATCAGCTACTTTTCCTGCTTGATGATTTCTTAACGCTACTAAGTCTTCCACGGTACTATCTACAGGAAGTTCTGCAAGACTAATCATTACAGCTTGTTCAATTAAGTTACGCCTATAAGCTGCGCCATTTTTGTAAGCGTTATAAGCTTCTACTTGAGAATATTGGCTTGGTAATCCCAACCAGTTTTTTGCAGGAACAGTCTCTAATTCTATAGTAGCTCCAGGTTCAATCTTTACTCCATTTATTTCACCACCACTTAAATGCTCATAGGTTATTCCTCTGAGTTGAGTATCAAATAGTTCTCCGTCATCTAGTCTAGTGGGAACATGAAGAATAACTCTACCATCTGCCTCAACTATTATATTCTGCTCTGCCATTTCTTCAGGTGATTTTCCTGTAGCAATAAAATCTAGCAGGTGGTAAAATTTACCGACTTCATCTTGGGTTTTCCAAGTAGCCTCAGAGAAGGGACGCATTATCTCTAATCCTCGCGCAACTCTTTCATCTTGGAAACGACGCATCTGATCAAACAAAGCAAAGATACGTCTGAAGAAAGGATTCTTAGCAGCTATCTTTGCGGCATGTTCAAATACTCTATTAAATAAACCAAAGGAATTCCAATGATTTGATAACTCATCGCTTTTAGCTTTCTCTCTTACAAGACCATCTATTTGTTGTTGATTTAAATCATAGAAATTTTCTGGCATCGGACCCACAGGATAGTGGAATTCGCGCCCCACAAGGTCTCCTCGACTAACTGAATCAAAGATATCTATGGGAGCAGGAAACCTTTTCTTCCATCCTCTTCCTCTAGCAAAGTCAGCAAGCTTATTAAGAAAATCTTTTATTGCTTGGAACAAAGACTTTGATTGAGGACCTATACCCTTTACCTTTTCGCCCACTACATACTTAGCAAATACCTTGGCTTGTGCCTCATACGCCTGAAGATCAGTAGGATATCGAGAAACATCTATGCCATTCTCTTTTGCTATGTGGACCCAATCATAGCCCTCAAGAATAGCAAGCTCATCCTTGTTCAAAGCTAGTCGTTGGGCAATATGGAAAGCTTCTTCCCCTGCTATCTGCTTGGAAAACTTTCTATCGAGTGCCAATACAATAGTTTTATCTAAGGGGTTAGCGTATCCCTGAACAAGAACATTGCTTGGTATGGCTTGGTTTCTGCGAACCGTGTCAGTCATAGCTTGAATAGTATCAAATTTTACAGCAACACTTCGCCCCACTAATTTCTGAATAAATTCAAGTAGTTCTAGTTGTTCCTCAGAACTTAGAGAACCCCAAGAGTTGCCTCCGCTACCATGATCTCGCATAGCTATTTCATTAACGATCTCTTCGGCAGCAACAATACTTAAATCATACACCTGTCTGCGAACATCATAAATTCTTTGGAAAGCATTTTGTGTGGCTTCAGCCAAGTGACTATCTGGGGAACGATCAGGAAATTGTGCTTGTAGTTTTTCTGCTTCCTCAAGAATTAGTGTGTTCCACAAATCTTCTCCCACTAATTCTTTAGCTTGTTCAAGTTCTAGAGTATTTCTTTTGAATACTTTTGCTGCTCTTTTAGCTTCAGGCAAATTAAAGATATTATCTTTTTCAGTCTCTATTGCTTCACTAACACGCTCTCTAAGTTCTTGTTCTGTTTCGTCTAATTCAACCCCTTCAGATACATAATTTTCTCTGGTTCTCTTTCTTATGTCATTAACTTCTCTGAAGTTATCTACAAGTCTATCTGCTATTTGTTGATCTACATTGGCAGCCCGTAAAGTTTCTTGTAAATTAATTTTCTCCTGATCTGTTAAGGCTATAGCTTCTGGGAAGATGCCAGCATCCTCACCCATAATTTGTTGGAGAGCGCCAAAAGCTAATACTTTTCGTTGATCCTTCTCATCTATATTGCGATCTTCCAATACATCTCGAAAGAAGGTACGCAATCTAGTAAGGTTATGCTTGTTCTCTTCAACACTTTCGAGGAAGGAAGCCATCGGTCCTGTTTCAGCTATATCTTCTTCAGTATTATGAATAAGTTCTAGGGCTTCTTTTAAAGTTTTGGTAGTGTCTTGAGATGTGGCTGCTCCTGGCTCTGTTATAGCCCAATTTTGTCCCTTCAAATGTTGAATGAGATAGTTCTTATACTCATAGACACCAGGGCGTACTTTTGTAGCATCTTTGACAGTAGGCAAAACTCCTGTAAGTTTAGTTTCAGCTTCAACTTCTATGGGTGGGGGACCAAAACGTGCAGCCTCTGTTGGGAATCCTTCAAGAAGTTCTGGGTCTACATCTGGGTCAACTGGCTCCCCGCTTATTGTAGGTGGATATACAGGAGCAAGTTCTGTAGGTTCTTCGGGGTCTATAACTAGAG